TTATTACGATTATACCTTAGTTTTGTTTCTTCATCCATTTCTTCTGGTGTTTTACTATACAGTTCAATTCTTTTCTTAGTCATTGGTTTTTGTCTATCACCAACTGCAAGACAATTGTCTGCTGAAAGAATATTTGGAACACCGTCACCAGTATCACCACGAAGAACATGTTCTGTAATATATTGAGCAGGATTTGCATGTCTTACCCATTTCTTAAGTACAGGATTATACTGATCTACGTTTGCGTACCTTTGTAATTGAATGAAATCCTTATCTCCTGATAGAACAAGAATCTTTTCAGATCCATTATTCAGTTCAGTACCATGCTCCATACATAGAGTTGCGATAATGTCATCAGCTTCACAACGATCAACATATACAACCTTATATGGAAAGAATTCTTCAATCTCTCTACGGATTTGATGAATGACATCAAACAGTGCATTCCAATCAAGATCTGATTCGTCTCTGTTCTTTTTACGATTTGCTTTATAATATGGAAAGTAATCTTTTCTCCATACATTAGTGTTATCAGCGCAGATTACGATTTCACCGTATTCTCCTGAGAACTTCTTTCGATTGAATCTGATTGAGTTTAGGAACATGTGACGAAGAAGATTTTCATCTACTTCCATGTTAGTGTGGTTACCTATACCTGCGAATAGTGAGGCAAGCATAACCTGATTATAGTCTACTAGTATCATAATTTATCCATTATTTAATTTACAAGTATTATTATATCAAAGATCTTCGTCAATGTCAATGGTTTCATCTAAATTCTTTTTGAGGCCACCAGCTACACGTTCTTCGTTAGAATCCATTATCACAACGTTCTGTAATGCAAATGGTTGTAGTTGATGTTCTTCTCCCATTGTTTGTAGATGTAAAGAACGAATTGCTTCAAAGATTAAAATCATACTCGGAAAATAAGTTTCAAAGTCAGAATCAAATTCACAACCTGCTCTTGCCATTTCTCCTAATACATTTTCCCATATAATTTCCGCAAGTTCTGTAGAATACGATTCTTTATATTCTCGTATTCTTTCTGAAACGCTTTCTTCATTAATCGGTGGGTTTGAATGTATCTTAGGAAAATGTATTAAGTTATCCTTGTTCTTGGTAGGCATCTCCGATGTTCCTTAGTAGAGTATTCCACATTGTGGCAAATGAGGCAATTGAATTTCTTGCCAAGTTAAATCTGTCAGAGAAAGTAAATCCATGGAAATAATTAGGATCTTCTTTCATTTGTGTTAAGACTTGTTTTGTTACTGAAAAAGCATAATTTGCATGATGATTCATATCTTCATTCCAATCATACATAATTGTAGCATTAGCACCTGTCTCAGGTAAAGCTCCATAATTTGGATGAATACAAATCATTTGCGATTTGATTGCTTCAAGTAATGCAATACAAGATGTTTCTTTCCATATATTAGGATATAAGAAAATATGAGATTCTTTTAAAGCAGCAACAACTTCTTCATTAGATTTAACTCCATGATAAGTCATATTAGGATGTTCTTCGATTTGTGCAAAGAGTGGCTTATACGCTTCGTTACGTTCTTCCCAGCCATAAATTTCAAATCCTGAATAAACATCAAGATGAATATTATCAAACTCTTTTGCCAAAGAAACAAAAATAGGAACAAGTAATTCTAAACCACGATGTGGTGTTGTATGATATACGAAACGAATAGTTTCCATATCTTTTTCTTTTGGATCGTATTTGACTTCAACTGCATTATGAATAACAGAACACATTGCGTAAGGAATACCAAAACGCATAATGTATTGATCTCTTTGCCATGCAGTTACAAATACAAAGTGAGAAAACTTTTGCCATCCGCTATCTTTGAGTATCTTGTTTTCAGGGTCTTCTGATAAATCATGACACCAAAGTATATTTGGAACATCATCATATAGTTCTCTTGGTCTTGATAAATGTACTGCAACCTTTTCGAGTACACCTTCACCCATGTTATCAATTAATCTCTGTCTCATCAGTTCAGTTCCACCTTTTGAGTTCTTAGATAGTTCTGACTCGATTACTTCACCTTTATATATAACACTCATTTTTATTCTCCAATAATTTCATTATGTATACTTTCTAATGCCTTCTGTAAATTGTGTAAGGATCCATTATTATGTATACGATATGTTCTAATGTCCATTTCTTCTTTCAGAACATATGCTTTATCAACTTCAGTTTGATGACCAATTGTTGTTTCACTAATTATATTGCCATTGAAATACTTTCTGCTATCAGAAGAATAATCATGACCTTCTCTTGTTAATTGAACTATGACAATATTTTCAGCACCTACCTTTTCAATAATAGGTTCTAATTCTTCAACGAATCCACCGTCGGCTAATGCATAGTTATTATCTTCTTCGATTTCTTCAGCAACTGATCTACCAAAATAATCTAAACCTTTCTTTGGTTTAATAATATCTTCTGATACATGAATCATTGCTTCTCTACGAGACATACCTTCTAAGGCAAATTCCTTTTTCTCTTTTTGGTCTCTGTCGTTGTATCCTTCCATGAACCATCTTTCATCAACCTCAAAGTGTTTAATCGTTTCCTTGAAGAGTTGATACTTGAAAGATAGATTTCCGAAACCAAACTTTTCTTTATATAAACTAGCTGCTTCATCTTTACCTGAAGCTGGGGGTCCGTTAAATATTACTATCATCTTTCTTCTCTTTAAGTTGAGTGAAACCATATTTACAGATATAGTAGGCATCTACGATATCAGTAATAGGATTCCACGATTTGTTTATTATACCACATTTTTCGCGAATGTCAATAGAATTTTCTTTTTCAAACGCTTCAATCATTAAATCTTTACCAGCATTACCTTTTCCACAACCAAACTTTTTAATCATTGTTGGTGGATATACATCGTATGGTATATCTCTTTCCCATAGCTTATGTTTAAATAAACCACAGTTCTCTGCTATTTGAAATACTCTACCGACTGCTCCAAATGCGTATCCTTCAATTCCAACAAAGTCACATTCAAAACATTTTTCTTGAGACCACGATCCAATAATATCATATCTGTCTTGATCATTGAACCATGTATCTGGATACATTGTTGCTTGATACTGTCCTTTCTCTCCAATCAATAACTTCTTTTGTTTTACATAATAGTAAAAAGTACAATTGTCGTAACTCCATTCTTCACCTTCATGTACACAAATAGCTGGACTACTTAAACTGTAATCCACACCTGCTACCCTCATAACTAACTCCATAACTAATATATTATGGTATTATTTATTCAGTCTGCACGGTAGAAGATATGAGATCCTATCGTTCCTACTTGTTGTAAAGATGGAGCCCAATACGGATCAACCCAAGTCGTATGATAATGAGTTGCTCCTTCTGTGATTCCGCGATGCTTACCTTCATTAATTATCTGATAAGAAATATACAATGCATCAGCCCAAGCATCACCATCCATGGCGTCATCAGACTTACCATCGCAATACCAACTGAATTGACATGCATTTCTTATAGGTACAAGTTTACCTGAGTCTTTCCAAGAAGGTTTATGTTTGCCTTGATATACAACTGAACAGACAGAGTTTGGGTATCTATCGTCACGTACACGATTTAAAACAACATCAGCAACGGCATATTTACCTGCTAAGTTTTCAGAACGAGATTCGTGATAGATATTCTTTGCCATACAATGTTCATCTTGAGTAGTGACATAATCATAATCTACTGCATAGGCATATACTGATACAAGCAATACGCTTGCTGCTGATATGTATTTAATCATAAAAGTACCAATAAACAAAATAGTCCTACCCACCATAACCAGTGAGCAGATTTAAGTTCTTCTTTAATATCGTTTAAAAACTTTTTAATCATTGTCTTGTATACAGGTCGTATAATTGTTCACCTTTGAGTTCTTTTCCAAAGTTACGAACAAAATCTCCACCTTGAGACCTTTTAATTAATCCACAATTGTATTCTACATCGGTGACCATTTTATTTCCTTCAGTATCTTCAGGATGGTCGTCGTAGTACATAGAACTAAAAGAATGAACATGAATCGACTTTACGTGCATCGACCATTCTTCAGCTTCGAGCATAACTCTTTGCTTCTCTACTGTTTCATCATATTGTGTCATAGCTTTTCTCCTGGTTCAAAACCTCTAAAACATTTAAATCGCGGAAACCTTAAACTGTATATATCATCTGAATCTTGGCTTATTGTAACTGCATCAGCTCTTATCTCAACTAGTTGACCAAGTACAGAGTCAGCATTATTCCAAATATCATCCCTGTTAGCATCGCTAAGACCTGTGCCAACATTAACTTTGATATGTTTACCCTCGTCGAGACCTTCGCATACAAGTGCTCCTGTGCTTCCTTCATTTTTACCAGTTCCTTCTTCAATGTCTGTTACTGTTAATGTTACTTCAATATAAGGTTTCATTTTCAACCAACCATAGGAACGTTTACATTCATACATTCCATTAATAGGTTTGACCATGATACCTTCGTACCCTTTTTCTATTGCTATATTATTAATCTCTTTGAATTTATCAGCATCATCTTCGATGTTAAGAACTGTATAGTCAGTTAATAAAATACAATCTTTAAAATATTCTGATATTTCAAATCCTTTTAATAATTCTTTTCTCTTCAATAAAGGCAATGAACTTCTGCCTGTCTTAAATTCATCAAGAGGTATGAAATCAAATAATGCAAAATAAGCATCATGAGTTTCAGCACCTTCTTTACGATGTACTTGTTTCATTAGTGTTTGGAAATCAGCAGACATAACTTCACCATCGAAGACAAGATCATCAAACATTTTATTGCTGAATGCTTCTTCTATATGTGGGAAGTTTTTGAGTTGTTTACCATTTCGAGAATAGATCGTTGCGTTAGAATTTTCTACAATAATAATGGCTCTTACTCCATCATACTTATATTCTACAACACAATCTCCTGTAATCTTTTTAGGATTGTTGTCACCACTGTGGGCAAGCATACAAGTGAATACAGGGATGGTTCCTTTCCTGACATTGTTAACTGTCTTAAGAGATACACCGCATCTAAGGTCTTTAATTAAGATTCTACGGTACCAATCATTCCATTGTTCGTTTGTTGCTTGTTCTCTTAAGGCAACAATTGCATCTCGAGCAGCATGACCTGTTAATTCACGGTTACGAAGCTGGTCCGCGAGGACATAGAAATCCTCAGCAGAAAGACCAGGACCGTCGTTTTGACTTGTAGGTATATCGGCAACACCAAAGGTTATCATATTATCTAAACAATATAATAAACCTTTGACGAGACCTTCATCATCAATATATTGAGACAACATATCTTCTTTATATAGTCGACTGTTATCTCTCTCAAGTAACTGTATTAATTTCCATGGATCTGTTTTCATATTATAATTACTTTATCAAATTTATAGAACCATTATAATCTAAATCATAATGAATGTCAATAGTTATTTAGATAAATCTTCACCGTAACGACCACGTTCTTCGTTGCCGTCAGCGTTCAGTTCCGTTAAGTCCTGTTGTTTATACCTAAAGTCTTTATCTCTCAAATGAGGATATCGTACTTCAGCAGGATGGACTGCTTCTCTTGTATCTCCTTCGAGACCTAAATCGGCGTCATCCTTTTTACCAAAGATTCTATCCCAACCATCATCATACGCTTTGGTAGATGTTTTGCTTGTTAGAGAATCACCCGTTATGTCGTTCTTTGTTGCCATTTAAAATCCAAAATTTAATTGAGTCTGAACAGGTCCGTCTTTCTTAAAGAACATACGATTGTGTTCATCCAATTCTAATGTGAATGTATCTCCAACATTAAGTGGAGTTTTATCTATGCAGACCATATATGTTTCGTTAGGGTCTGCCTTATCGGTTAGTTTGATACCTTGTTCATTGATCTCAAATTTATATTCCCAATAGGTCATTACTTTGCCATCCTCGCTATTTCTGTTGCTTCCTTTTGATTAATAACAGGAACTGCGTTTGATTTATGCATCGTGGCAATACCTTTTATTAATGTACCAGTATATCTAGGAGATTCTTTCTTTGTACCTTGACCTCCAGAATTCGCAGAAATTTCCATACTAGGATATTTTGGATCCTCTCTACGATAAGTTTTAGGTGGCTGATAAGGCTTAAATTCAGATTTAGGTTTGACCTTTCCTAGACAATAATTTATATATTCATTCAGAGTAGAGTAACGCAAATCGTGAAGACCTTTAGACTTACACCATTTATTATGCTTGCGCCAATCAATCTCATACTGAGCCAATTTTGCTTTTGTTAATTTTACTTTACGTTTCCGAGTGGAAATCGTTGATAGACCTCTTGCTAATGCCATATTATAAACTCTATTCAAATAAGGGGAGACAGTGGTTGGTTCGTTGGCGTTAGATCCCTACTCAGTTGACCTACCTCAAAACTTTCGTCGTTCGGTAAGTCGGTCGGTAGTTCAAAAGTTGCTCCTGAACTCGGTAGCCGTCGTGGGTCCTAAATGGTAGAGCTATTAACTCCGTGATTCCATCTCGCCGTCATGGTTTAATTCCCACCGTCTCAAATTATATTATAACAAAGATATTAGAGAATGTCAATAGTTTTTACGAAATAATTTCAGTTATCTGTAATGTCTTTGACCTCTTGCATTGAAACTTCTCATTTCGCTCTGCAATTTCTTCTGATGTCTTTTTACAGCCTCAGCCTTTTTTCTTTTCCTTTTCGCAGTAGGTTTCTCGTAATACTCCCTTGCTCTAAGTTCTTTTAAGATTCCTGCCTTTTCAACATTCTTCTTAAACTTTCTCAACCCAATATCAAATGGCATTGGAGTTGGAGGTCTTTTATCTTTTGGATGTCTTTTTCTTGGAGTCAAGTCGACTGACAGCCCACCATTGTTATTATTATATCTCATATACTGTATATTATACTATAGTTTACTCAAAATGTCAATGGTTATTTTCATTATTTTAACTATACTTGCCTGTTGCCATTAATTTGTCGTAAGCCTTTTGGTCAACAACACCTTCTGACAATAGCTTTTCTCTATTCTTTAAATGAGCAGCTTCAGTATCACCTTTAGATCCACCGAAGTATGGTACACAATGACCTTCTTCAGCCATCACTATAGTTACTGGTCTCCATCCATCTGTTGTTGGACAATATACATCAAAGTCTCCGAGGATACGACCAAACTTACCTTTCATATCTTCGCCGTTTCTGGCAATTTGTGTTTTAAGAACTGGTGATTTACCTAATAGTTCTTTGAGTCTTTTGCTTGCTGCTTTTCCAAATAGTTTTTCAACCTTGTTACGCGTACGAGACTCAGGTGTATCAATTCCCATAATACGTACACGCTCGTTGCGAAGCCAAACACCAAAGCCCAAGTCAATATCGACATCTACAGTATCTCCATCCACCACTTTAATTAATTTTGTTTTATATTCATACATTTGAGTTATGTCCTTTTGGTATGACGCTCAATCCACGATTCATTACGACCTGCTTTCTTTTCTTCCCAATCTTCAATTGCTTTCTTAATTGAGTCCTCTGCCAATACAGAACAATGTATCTTAATAGCCGGTAGTTCTAAAGCTTCTGCGATTTCACGATCTTTAATTAGTTTTGCTTCTTCTACTGTTTTACCAATTAACATCTCAACAAACATTGATGAACTTGCGATTGCTGAACCACAACCATAAGTTTTAAATTTAACATCAACGATTTCTTCGGTCTCAGGATTTAATTTGAGATCGAGTTTCATTACATCTCCACAAGCAGGTGCACCTGTCATTCCTGTAGCAACATTAGGGTCGTTAGGATCAAACCTTCCAACTCCATGTGCGGCAGGATTATTAGTTACTGCTTCGAATCTGTCTAAAACTTTTTTAGAATAAGCCATAGAACTATTTATACATTTCTACGGCACCAAACTGTTAACCACCATTTAAAATACCTACGACCTTCGCCGTAAGATGCGGAAGCTAATCTGTTGTATTTCATCCTGAATTTTTTAAACTGTAATAAACAGTGATTGCACCAAAGATCATTGGCGTTAGAAATATTGCTAAGAGACCAAAGATCATTGGATCTTGTAACTGTCTAAATATGATTTCCATTGTTGGGTGGTCTACCATTGTGTTGGATCCTCAAGGATAGAAACGATTTGATGACCGAGTTCTTCCCATTCAGTTTTAGTTTTGCCACGAGTTGTTTCCGCGGCTGTTCCGATACGAATTCCACTTGTCTCTTTAAAGTTTCGAGGATCATTAGGAATACCGTTCTTATTGACTGTAATACGATGTTTCTCTAAGATATCAGCAGCTTCTCTTCCACTCAATTCAGAGTCAACTAAACTTACCAATATAATATGAGAATCAGTACCACCTGATAATACACTTAATGTTTTACTATCATTTAATACTTTTGCTAATGCCTGTGCGTTCTCAACTACCTTTCTTGAGTAATCTTTAAATGAAGGTTGATTTGCTTCAATGAATGCTTGTGCTTTGGCAGCAATGATATTCATTAATGGACCACCTTGAGTACCTGGAAATATTGCTCCATTAATCTTTCTTGTATAATCAGGATTGTTCCATAATATAATTCCACCACGAGGACCACGAAGTGTTTTATGAGTTGTAGAAGTAACAACATCGGCATAAGGAACAGGATTGTCATATACACCACCGGCAATTAAACCAGAATAATGAGCCATGTCAACCATAAGTAGTGCACCAACATCATCAGCAATATCTCGAAAGGCTTGCCAATCAATTTGACGAGGATATGCACTTGCACCAGCAACGATAATATTAGGTTTATGTTCTAAAGCTAATCGAGCAACTTCATCATAATCAATTAAACCATTTTCATCAACACCATAAGTATGAGCATTAAACCATTTACCTGAAATCGTAACAGGTGCTCCATGAGTTAAATGTCCACCACTTGCTAAATCCATTCCAAGGATTGTATCTCCTGGTGTTAAGAATGCTTTATATACAGCAAGGTTTGCATTTGCTCCACTATGTGGTTGAACATTCGCAAATTCACAACCATACAATTCTTTTAGTTGGTCAATTGCTATTGTTTCAACTTCATCCATAAATTCGCAACCGTTATAATAACGAGCTCCTGGATATCCTTCTGCATATTTGTTTGTAAACTCTGAACCACAAAGTTTCATAACTGCCTTCGAAGCAAAGTTCTCTGAAGCAATTAGTTCTGTGGTTAATTTTTGGCGTGATAATTCTTTTTGATATATCTTATTGATTCTTTCGTCTAACATTATTTAATCTAAGTCCTCACTCATTTTATATTGACACTCCTTTACGAAGTGATAAAAAGTACCTATATACCTTTCGTCTTCAAAGATTTGAGGTAACACATTTGTACTTACGTTTAATTCTTTCAATTGATTATAATACATTGTGAGCCCAATGTCAAGGAATTTATACTCACCGTAGAAATCAAATGCTTTTTCTTTTGCCTTATCACAGAATTGACAAGACTTATTGCCGTATATGTATATCACGACTTTGGAGTTTTATCTTCCCAATCGTTAATGTAGTCAAGTTGTTTTGCTTGAGTCCATTCTTCAGATAATTGTTCGTTATCTTCTTTAAAGAGTTTAAGTACTTTTTCAGTATCAGCAAAATCTATATTGGTTACAGTTTCTCCTAACCATCTTTGACTGAATTCCTTTACCTCTTCAGCTTCAACAGCTTCGTGAGACCATAACTTTGCTAACTTATCAGTACAAGTTACTTCTTCATTAAACGCTTCAACAGCTTTACGTGGTAATATGTATCTTTGTTTAAATACAGAGATAGTATCCACGATTACATAATCATTCTTCATTTCTTTTTCCTATAAAAATACTAGTGCTATTAGGAACCCTACATTGAGTCCTAATGAACATGCTAATAATAAATCTTTACTAAACGGATCTCCCTTCTCCACAAATTCGATCGTTCTTCTCTCTTGCCAATCGTTCATACAATGGCTCCTCTGCCACCGCAGGAGATTTGATACACCGTCTTGTATTAAACGGTTGTCCTATCTCTCTTGCGTATACTGTCTTACCCTTATCGGGACTTTCATATATCATTGCCATAATTTACCTCAAATTAATAAACTTGCTAAAAAGAGTAACGATGCTACTATTCCTAGAAATCCAAATATAATTAAAAAACCAAATGTAAGTATAGTACCTAACGTAAGCACAGGTGGCTTATCTGGTAACTTACCTACTCCTATTAGAGCTTTAAGAACTTCCTTTATCAAAATAAAAGACTATTCATAAACATTACAGCAAACATCATACCCATAGCCGCAAGCTGAATAATCGTTGGAATCACAACACACATAACTAAAGGATTAAAATCCATCTTCATCCAATAATCTTCTTCGTGCCATTCTTTCACTTGTTCTGGAGTTGCGTTACTGTACCGCTCAATATTTTTTGTCATTATCTAACCTTCTCATAATTTTATTAATAATATTCTCAGCTTCAGGATAATCGTCCATCATGTCTACTACTTTATCAATCATATCAATATCGAGTAACATTTCGTTTCTTCTATCAACCCAAGCCTTTTGTTCTTCGTAAGCTTTACGTTCTTGCTCTAAATAATGCATATCATGCAATTTTTTAATAAAAGCATTAATCCGCATCCACTTATGATAATCTATTCTGCCGTCATCATCAAATGGTAGCTTGTCTTTTTCGCTCATTTAAATAAACCGATCCTTTCTCCCGCTGCTTTACGACGGTCATACTCTTCGGGAGTTGAAGGATAGCGCCATCCCCAAGCTGCACCCAGTGCCATAAATGTACCTGAATATGCAACCGCTTTCCAATTGCCTGTAAATACAATCATACACAATAAAGCAAATGCCATAAATCCTAACATCATATACTTTGCCTTTTGTGGAAATACTTTCTTTGTTTCCCAGTTTGTTAAAAAGGGACCAAACAGTTTATGATTGTATAACCAGTTATGCATTCTATCTGAACTCTTTGCGAAACAGTAAGCCGCAAATACAGCAGGAATACTAAAAGGAATACCTGGCATCACTACACCAATATAGGCAACTCCTAAACTTAACATTCCTAATCCGCCCCACATTATTTTTTTAATACTCATATTTTTCTTCTTTTCAATGTAGTGGTTAATCCTTTCTTAACTAAACCACTTTTGTTTTCTTTAATCTCCACAGTTTCTTTTACGTCGTTAACTTCGACCTTTAATCCACTGTCCTTTTCTTTAATCTCCATATTCATTATTTGACTATTATCAACTAACGGTTTAAGTGGAGTTTCACGTTCACGTTTAAAGGCTGCTGTGCTTACTATTAATAACATTATTGCCAAAGGATCAAATACGAATATAATTATAAGTATGATCCATCTGACAGCATTGTCATAATATTCTTCTGCCTCAGATCCGTAAATCATATCAGCGATATATTTAACAGGTCCGAGTTCTGATTCTTGTTCTAACTGAAGTCTCTGTATAGGTAACTTCTGTTCGTTATATTTTACAATATTTACTACTGCTTTGTCAATAGTTATTGCTAAATTATTTCTTTCTTCTGTTTGACGACCATTGACATAGTTACGATCTTCAGGTCTTGATGTTTGTAATACGTAATCTAATCCTTTAATTCTTTCTTGTGCTGCATTTAGTTTTGATTGCTCTGCTTCTATTCTTGTATCAATGATACTTGCTTCGAGAGAATATGTATCTCCAGTTAAAGCAGAATCAATATGAGCTTTAGAAAGGAATCCAAATATACCCATACTTGTAATTAACATTAAGACAATAACAGCGGCTGTAAAATAACCACGAACTAAATTATTGATTCTATCCCATTCGTAATGTAACCATGCCGCGGAGACAAGTTTACCAAACTCTAACACTGTTGCCATAATCGCAATACCTACAAAGGCACCGCTAAAGATTGTCATTAAACCGACAATACTAAAGTATGCAGCAGTAGATGCTAAAGTAAGTGAAGTAAACAGTGTTAACCATTTCATTCTGAGTACCTCCAATTTACATCACTGTGTTTTTGTTCGTCTGCTCGAACTTTCTTAATCATATCTTTCAGTGTTGCATTTGGTTTCATATTATAATAATCTATTGCTAATTGAGGAGCAGGTGGATTTTCCATTCTGCCTAATTCAATTTCACTAATATAATCGGTGTAACTACGAACAGCTTCTGTTTCAAAATAATGAACCATTCGATGAGCGGTCTTTGGAAAGAATACATACATAAGGAAATAGAAATTCCAAAAGATTCCTTGGGCTATTAATATTAACCATCTTTCAAATACATTTGGCTTTGCGATTTCAATAAAGAACATTAAATGCATTCTTTCATTTTCAGCTTCTTCAAGCAATTCACGAATCATCGGACCATATCCTGTTTGCATTTTTCGTAAACTTTTTAAATGAATCCACATTCCTGCGACCATGCCGGGAACGCCTGCTATCGTTTCTAGAACAACTGCTCTATGTCCGTATCTTTTGGCAAAGAATGTATCGGCAAAGAACCGAAAAAACTTTGTCATACTTTTCGCAAACGTATCTTTCATAATATTATTTATTTGAAGTAATCAAATGTCTCTTTGAGTCCAACTATTAGGTCTTCCATCATACCATTAGTATGTAAGGGAGTAGGTGTAATTCTGAGTCGTTCAGAACCAACATCGACTGTTGGATAATTAATTGGTTGCACATATAATCCATGTTCGTTTAATAACCTATCTGACATTAGTTTACATTTCTTTGCATCTCTAACCATGACTGGCAATATATGAGTGCAACTGTTTGGATGAAGCTCAATATCATTATCAATAAACAACTGTCTTAATGTATTTGCTCTTTCCTGATGTGTCTCTCTTAAATCGTTATGATCGGATAGATACCGTATGCTGGCAATTGCGCCTGCAGCCATAACAGGTGACATACTTGTTGTAAAAATAAATCCACTTGCGACTGATCGTATAGCATCAAGAACAATACTATCACCAGCAATATAACCTCCATGACAACCAAACGCTTTTCCCAAAGTTCCATTTACAATATCTACTCTGTTTAATATATTTAATTTTTCGCAGTAACCTGCGCCATGTTCACCGTATAGTCCAACGGCGTGTACTTCATCTATATATGTAATTGCATTATACTTATCTGCTAAATCACAAACAGCTTCAATAGGAGCAACATCTCCATCCATACTATATACAGATTCAAATACAATACATGGAGTATACCCTGCTTCTACAGTAACTTGTAAACATTCTTCTAAAGATTCCATATCATTATGTTGAAATATATGTTTATGAGCGCGACTATGTTTCATACCCATAATCATTGAGGCATGATTTTTATTATCGGAAATAAAACAGATATCTGAAATAATACGAGATAAAGCAATCAGCGTCCATTCGTTAGCAACATATGCTGATGTAAATAATAATCCGCTTTCTTTTTGATGAAGGTTTGCTATTACAGATTCAAGAGTAACATGATAATGAGAGGTACCGCCAATATTGCGAGTACCCCCACTACCACTTCCTGTCTTTAACAATGCGGTTTGCATTGCGTCAATTACATACTTGTTTTGTCCCATACCCAAATAATCATTTGAGCACCAGTTAACAATTGTCTTAGGAGAGTAAGGTGAATACCAAGTTGCCTTTGGAAAGTTTCCTTTATCACGAACTATGTCGTTAAAAACTCTGTATTTACCTTCGTCCTTTAAAGTGTCAACTACTTTATGGAAATGTTTATGATCTATCATTTTCTACGCCTTAAGCTGCGTAGGCATCGTCCCAGCTTCCTTCTAAACCAGCAACCTCATATTCAGTTACACGATTTTCGAAGAAGTTTGTATGGTCAGCACCATTCAGTACCCATTCCAACCAAGGTAACGGATTTTCTTTTACCTTGAAGTTTGGTTTCATGCCTAATTGTAATAATCTTCTGTCCGTTATATATTTTATATATTCTTTTACTTCGGATTTTTCAAGGCCTTCAATATCACCCATAGCGTAGGCAAGATCAATGAACTTATCTTCAAGGTCAACAATGTCTTTTGACATTTCATAAATTTCTTTTTTGAACGCATCGTCAACAACACGACTATGTTCTTTTACAAAAGCTTTAAATAATTTAGAGTTACCTTCAACGTGAATTGATTCGTCTCTAATACTCCATTCTACTACTTTACCCATACCTTTCATTTTACCGAAACGTTGAAAGTTAAGTAACATAACGAAAGAAGCAAATAAAGCAACACCTTCATTGAATACAGATTTTGCTAAAGATAGACCAAGACCGCGTAATGTTGCCGTGTCTGCCTTTCTCATATATTCAATCTTATCAGCCATTTCTGTATAGTCTAGGAATGCATGGTATTCAGAATCAGGTAAACCTAATGTTTCATTCAATAACGCATAAGCACGTTGATGAATACCTTCTCTTGCTGCAAATGATCCTAACATATTACGAACTTCGTTATTCTTAAACTTAGGAATAAATTGATCGTAATAGTTTTGTCCAACGGCAACATCTGATTGAGTAAATAGACGTAAGATGTTTGTAATATAATCTTTTTCTATTTCGTTAATCTTACCACCTTTCCAATCGGCAACATCTTCAGACAGATCAAGTTCATCTTCAATCCAATGAGCCTTTTCATGTCTTGTTGTAATTTCAACAGCCCAAGGATAGTGAAACGGTTTGTATGTTTCAGAGAACTCTAAAAGACCACCTTGTTTCTTGACTAACTTGTCTGCTATTGCCATTAGGTCGTTGTATGTACCTATATGTTCGTCGTTAATATAAATCTGAGGTACGGACCTTACTTCCTTACCGTTCGATACTCTTTGATAAAAAGCAAGTCTTTGCTCCTCATCGTCTAATACTACCTGAGTATATCCAATCCCATGTTGACTGAACCAGGCCTTTGCCTTTTCGCAAAAAGGGCAATTGGATTTCGTGTAAATTAAAACTTCCATTTCGTTTATCCTTGGCATGCTACGCATTCATCTTGTTCCTCTTCTGATTTCCCGAATTGTACTGCGTTTGTGTTAATAATGTCATCTAACTTTTCGCGTTTCACTTTCTCGGAAACGTTTTCTGCTTTGTTAGAAGATTCTGTTCTTAAATAATATAGTCCTTTACATCCTTGTTCCCAAGCTTGATAATGTACTGTATGTAAGTACCTCTTATCAGCTCCTGCTGGAAAAAAGATGTTTAAAGATTGTCCTTGGCATAAATACTTTTGTCTGTCTCCTGCTAGCTTAATTAATGCATGTTGATTTAATTCTATTGCTGTCTTGAAAACATTCTTTACATGATCATCTAAGAATTCTAGATGCTGTACTGACCCACCATTTGTAATAATAGTTGACCATACTTCATCTGTATTTTTGCCTCGTTCTTCCAATACCTTTTCAAGATATGGATTTCTATTTAGGTGACTACCCACCCTTGTTCTCGAAGTAAATGCGTTTGCCTTCCAAGGTTCAATACTTGGTGAGGTATCTACAATCATAGAACTATTTGCGTTTGGAGCAATTGCTAACATATGAGCATTACGACGTCCTGTGCCTTTCATATCTGGTGCTTCACCACGACGTTTACCCATTTCTTCAGTTGCTTCAACCGACTTTTGTTTGATATATTCAAAGATCTCTTCATTTGCTTCAACGGCTTCACTACTCTCAAATGCAATTGAATGTCTTTGAAAATAAGAATGCAATCCCATTGCACCGAGACCTAAAGATCTTTCTTGTTGAGCAGAGTATCTTGCTTTACTAATTTCATCACCTGCATTATCAATAAAGAACTGTAATACATTGTCCAAGAATACAATAAGGTCTTTAACCATATTAGTATCTTTCCATTCGTCATACATTTCTAAATTAACTGAAGATAAACAACATACCGCTGTTCTTTCTTCGTTGGTCACAAGGTGTATTTCATTACATAGATTAGATCCTTTAATTGATAAACCTAAATCCTTTTGAGCTTGAGGTAATGCTGCATTAGCAGTATCAATAAAGTTAACATAAGGTTCACCTGTTCGGTACCTTGTTTCTAATATAAGTTCCCATAGTTTACGAGCATCAGTCATTTCACGAACTGATTTATCATTAGGATCTAATAAACCCCATTGTTTGCCGTCACGTACTGCTTCCATAAATTTATCAGATAAATTAACGGCATGATGAAGATTTAAATTCTTTCTGTTTACGTCTCCTGTAGGAATACGCATATTAATAAATTCTACAATATCTGGATGGTCAATATCCATATAGGCTGCATAAGAACCTTTTCTTGTTCTGCCTTGACGATAAGCAACCATATCAGCATCAACGGTATGTAAAAATGGCATAGGACCTGGAGCCTTTTTAGATACTGCTCGAATATCAGACCAATGACCACCTACTCCACCACCTTTAACAGATAACCATCTTAACTCTGCTGTATGGTCAATTAATCCATCTAATGTATCAGGTACATATGTTAAGAAACAACTAATAGGTAATGCTTTTGCTTTCTCTCCTTTTAAGACTGCATTAGAAAGTACAGGAGAAGAATACATAAAGTATCCTTGAGATACATAATCATATATTCTTTGTGCAAGTTTTAAATTACCACCACAGAATGCAACAGCTGCTCGAGCATAAGCCATTTGCGGAGATCTTTCATCGTCTCTACAATAATAGTCTTTCAATAATTTAAATGACTGTTCTCCTAATTTCTTATCTCTGCTTGTCTGTATTTCAATTCCTAAATGCTGCATTCTTTACTCCGTTATTATTCTTGTACATATTCTTTGGTTAAGGGAAAGATATTGGTAATTACTCTTGCGCATTCTATAGCAAGATCCATATGTTCTAGCTGAGTACCGTTACCTGATCGTAATTCAATATAATGAATCCATGATCTTAGTGTACCATTAACATATAATCTTGAGACTGTATTGCCTTCTGGTAAAACCGCTCTTGCTTGTTCTTTTGCGATTCCTTTATCAATTGCCCATTTATATAATTTTTCTGTTTCTCGAATGAAGGTCTTTTGTTTCATTCTCCAATCTTCTGCTATTCTTCGCTGTTTCTCATCGTCCGTATCAATAGCAATACTATTCTGACGATTCTTTGGATCTTGAAACCTTGCCTCACGAGTTACCATTTCTAAATCTTCTAATGGGTTTGCATATCGTTGACTAAATTCCTGAAAGGAGAAACTACGATGTCTTAATAATTGACGAGCAATATCTCTCGTTGTTTCTACTTCTAAACAAACACTGACCATTTCCAAAGGAGACCAATGTTTGTGCTTGATTAAATAATTAACAAGCTTACTATTTGTTGTTGTGTTGTTTTGATTATTAGGATTACTAACTCTTGCGCAATACGCGACCAAACCTAATAAAGAATTATCTCCATCAAGTTGTTCAGAGGGAGACCCTACTATCGCAGGTGCTTGACTATGACTAATCAATTTTACTTTCATTATATACTATGTCCTTTTCCATTGTTGAAATTTCAATTTAGCTTCCAAACCTTTATATGTTATTGTTCTCATTAAACTCTCAACGCAAGATATACTTCCATCAAGAACCATTTCATTAATATCTTTGCCAGGTACATTATGTGGCCATATCACAATACTGTGACCTGCATCAATTACACGTTCCATCCTTTTGTGAATCTCTAAATTACGAGGTTCAGCATCAAAGACGAAGACTGCATTATCCACCCTTTCGAGCGAATTGGTATTACCATCTGCTCCATTCATTGCGATTGCATTTGATAGAAACATACTATCAAGTGCTCCTTCAACTACATAATACTTTTCGTTAAAGTTTACTTTGTCGAGTCCATACAGTTTAGGTACTTCTTCGAACATAATAGTAATATAACGAAGGAATGCGTCAGGATCCATAGATCTTGCCGATACTCCGAAACAATTGCCGTCTTTATCCAAGAACGGTATTACAAGTCGAGCTTCGTCTTTCTTAACGTTCTCAAACTTATTTGGTACTATGCCGTTAATCCATTCTTTAAACTTAGGAGCAAAGTAAAGTCGATAATGGTGCTTAGAAGGAATAGACCTTTTATCTATATATTTCTTTACTGGGTGGTTATAATCAAGCTGGCTGATTTTTTTTAACTTTTTTAATGGATCCGTATGAGAGAATTTTGGTTCTTCGAATTTGGTGGACTCTAGAGTTGATGTTTCTGTTGAGATCGTATTATTGGCTTTACCTATGAACTTTTCTGCCACATAATCGTTGTATGCTAATGGGTCAACTGCCTTAAGAAAATTACCGAAGATATGACTTGCACCGCAATTATGACAATAATAAAATAACTTATTCTCGCGTTCAAGAAGCCAACCACGGGCTTTAGATTTGTTCTTTTTTGAATCGCCGCATAGTGGACAACGAAAGTTGATCTTATAAGGGTTTGTATTTTTGATACGATATCGGTCGAGACGACCAGCTAAATGCTGTGCGTACTGAATATCAACAAAGTCTAGCATAATATAAAAATCCGAAAAATCTGTTATTAGTGTATATTATAACAAATAATTAGCAGCTTGTCAACCAAATATTTTAGGAATATCCAATTTGGTGATTATGAATATAAGAATAGCTCCCATACCCATCATGTACCATTTCCAACGATCCAGGCTGGTTACTCTACCTTCCATCTCCGATATACGTTTATCGAGATTACCGTTTAATTTACCTAACGCATCCATGATCTCTTGATTGCGTTCTTTGCGATGAGCTGCGTTGTTATCAGATAGTCTTTGATGATCTTCTCTTGAAGAAGCTCTATACTGTTCTAATCTGTCGTGAACTATTGCCAAATCCTTTGCTGTATCAAATTTGGTTTGTTCTATTTTAATGTCAAGATTTTCTATCTTGTCTGCAACACCGTTAAGTATCTCGTGTTGAACGGCAATACGCTTATCGCGTTCACCTGACTTTTCGATGATGTACTCGTACTTAGAGAAAAACTTCTCTATTTGTTTGATGTCTTTTTTGATTAACGCAACATCGGTTTTTACACCAGAAAGATTCTGATCTATATCGCTCATAGGCTTGGTATCCATTGTGGAATTATTATATCACAAAATCCATTATTAGTCAATGGATATTTATAACTAACCTGACCTAAATAATGACATTCTGAAAATAAAGTAGTTTTATTTTTTCTCCACTGCAAGACCTGCAGCAGGTTCGTCATCAATCGTTACATTTCTGTAATAAACTATGACTTCTCCGAGTTCACGAATGTATCTTCTTAACTCTTGAGTGTTCTGGGACATCATTTTATAATCACCAACCGTCATTGCCACAAATACAACATCACCATTATTTTTCTTTTTCATTTCATCTAGGAAACGATCTAGGTATGTATATCCTACAGGCCAATCTGGATGTTCTCTTTCTTCTAAGGTACAATCCTTCGGCCTTTTGGTTTTAGGTTTTCCATCGTCATCTATCTCACCCGTAGGTAGACCTTTACAAGGATTCGTAATGATTGCTTCTGATACAACATACCACTTTGGATTTGCTAAATCAATAGGACGAGGTAACGTAGGTTGGATAATTTCTATCTTGACTGGTTTTGTTACGATCTCAACTTGTTTAGTACCAAATACATTTTGTAAGGTACTACAACCGCTAAGGAACGTCAGGAGAGTCAAGGTTGCTAATAGCTTTACTGTCATTCTCTATGTCCTCAAATACTGCCTGGGTACCATTATTGAATCTTAATTCCATAAGGCCAGGTTTCGCGGTTGCGAGTTTATCAAAATTGTGTTTACTAAATATCGCAAGATACTGATCTTTCTCTTGTTCTATTACATTGTAATTACGTTGTAAGTTGGATAACGATTGACCTTGTCTCTCATAAGATTCTTGCATTGCAGCCATAGTTGCTTTTTGTTCAGCAACAGCAGACTCCAATTTAATGGCGTTCTCTTTAAGAGTTACGTTTTCGTTATATAGCCAATAACCACCTAAACCGAGAACCAATATAATTCCTATGAATAATTGGTTAAACATTTTACTGTTCTTCGGTAGGTTCTTCTACTGACTCTACTTGTTGTCCTGAATGGACATCAACTTCATCGGCTACGATTCCTTCAATACCTTCAGGCTCTGCGGCTACTTCAGGTTCTGCGGCTACTTCAGGTTCTGCGGCTAATCCTGCCATTGTTTCAACTTCTGCAACTGCTGGATTTTCATCAGTCATATCTTGGTACTTCTGATTTAACGCAGTTCTTACTCGAGATGTCATCTCATCGTCAAAAGCCTTTTTAAGGTTTAACGGATTGTTATCTAACGCTTGTGAAATTATATCATTTACTGGCATGTTTCTTCTCCATATTATATTGTAGTAAATTTATTTATACATTCTCTAAACGAGCCATTAATCTCTCTGCTCGATTAGTTACTTGTTTGTGCCATCGAGAATCTCTACCCTCAACAGCGGCTTCTTTCCAATCTCCTTTGAGAATGGCTTCGTGCATTTTCTTAAACTTGCTTAGTCTGGTTCTACCCATATTAAACATCATGTTAACCAGGATCTGTTGCACTTCGTCTGGTAAATCTTCAAATATCCCATCTTCGTATAAAGCATTACATTCTGAGATGGCGAGGTCAAGGTCACGCTCGAAGCAGTCCTTAACTCGTTCTTCATCAACTGGAGTTCCGACAGCAGCGCCGAATTCAGCATCGGATTCGAGTACCAAGTGGCCAACTCCGAAAGTAGGGTATCCCAGGTGATCGTGATAGATTTCATACACCACACCCTCGTCTATTTTTAATTGTTCAAAGACAGCTTCTCTGTCTAATTTTGTATCTCTAAAAAACATTTTGTTCCTCTCTATGTTAACGTTGTTATGTCAACAGTGGATGTACCTTGAAATTCTAAAAGGCTTGCCACTTTGTCTATCGCACTATTGGCAGAATTGATAACGTTATTATAATAATCATCGCCGCCTGCATATTCATATCCCCACAAACCAATATTAACTGCGGTGTCTGCTGTGGTTACTTTCGTTACTTCTGTATTTGCACGATCTTCAGCCGTTAAATTAGCAACCATAGGCTGTACCGAATATATTGAACTTCCTACTGATACATCATAAGTTTTAACATTAAGTGTTACTTTCTTAATGACATTATCAGAATCAAATTTAAGTACTTCTGCTAATTCAAGTACCTTATCATAACTAGGCATAGTTATTAACTAATCATTTCAAATTCAGCGGACTTGTTCATAAATGAAATTGCCCATCTGTCATCAGAATCAATAAAGCAATAATGGATTTTACCTTTATCAGGTCCATCTACTACTTCCCAAATCCAACATACAAATCCTGGTTTGATTTTCTTATCTTCTGATGAGATTGTTTGAAAGAAAGTTTTCATGCGATGTTGAGCATTCCAAAAACGACCATAACGGATTTCTTCCGTATTCCAAATTTCTTTGTACTTGGCTTGAACGTCTTTGTAATCTCTTCCGATTACATGTCTCTTTTCTGCCTTTTTACCAAAAGGAACAATTCCCATTCCGAGAACCTTTACTTTTCCGTCATAAACAGGCAATCCTGAAATACCATAGTTCTTTGCACTACGGCCTTTCCACATAGGTGTTACAGTTGTTCCAACTTTTAGTTTGGCAACGGTAACTTTACCTTCGTCTAATTGTTCTTGTTCCCATGCATTAAATGATTTCATATCTTTTCCTTTAATTAACCAGCAGCTGATCCCATTTGTTGTTTTGCTGCAGCACGCTCTTTATCGCGTTCTTGTTTACGTTTCTCACGCTCTTTTTCGACTTCGTCTTGAGCTTTTTGTCTTTCAGCCTCCGAAGCGTGCTTTAGTTTAATTCTTTCTTTTTCTTTGTCTTGACGATCTTTCATCAAGTCAAGTTCAGATGCTTGTCTTGCTTTTAATTGAGCTTGAGCAACAGCATCTTCTTTAACATTAACCGTACCCATAATATCTCGAATACGCTTCTTGTGTTTCTTTTGATTCTTTTTAGAAACTCCTGGTTCTCCATCAGGACCTACTCCTAAGCCGGCAATATTTCCACCGCCGACATTATTCGTAGGTTCTTCTTCGATTTCTCGTTTTGCTGCTTCAGCAATTAAAGAACCATTTTCTTCAACGAATCGTTCCAAAGATTTTTCTATATCTTCTTCAACTGATTCTTCTGTTAAATAGTTTGTGGCTTCAACTCTTTGTTGCTCACGTATCAACCATAAAGCTGATGCATATGATGCTAACTTAGTTTGACCGCCAGGAAGTTTAGCAAGTAGTTTCTTCAGATTAAGAATCATTTGGTCAAAGTTACCAAACGCCGCTTTCTGCGCATTCTTCGAGAAGTCCTTACGTTTGATTAGGATATTACCCTTATCATCAATAATCCCTTCTTTATATGCAGCCCACTTATTAAAGGGTGTCACCAACCTTTTGATAAATGAGTATACTAAGAATAAATCTACTACCATTTAAATTTCCCTCAACCTTTGTATTATAAACTCATCACCAGTTATTGACTCTGAGCTTATTCCAATTTCATCATATACTAATACTTCTGGCATAAAATTCAAATACTCTACGAATGGTTTTAAATATTCGTGATATTCATGCAACCGCATAAATAACATATTTGTTGCCGCCTGTCCAAACACATTGAATATTACAATGAGATGGTTCAGAATTAACCTTTCTTTTAATTCGTCATCTTGTCTATAACGACTCAGAAGTTTACGGAGATATTGAAATCTCTTTATATCTTCTTCGAACTCTGACAACTCAGTACACTGAGGATTGTCATAGTGTTTCATCGCGTAAAGCAGAAAGGTTGATTCTGTCAAATTCATAACAATAAAAGGCTAACTATTTAAAGTTAAGCGTCAGCTACAACTGTATCATCACCTGTACCGTCTACACCTAAGTCACCAGCATTAGCTGCTGATACTTTCATCGGAACTAAGCATTCCGCGAAGTGACGGCCATTGGCTGTATGATATAACCACCAACCTGGTCCTTTAAGACCTTTAGCTCTGTTAGCTGCGACGCCTGCTTCTGTTAAGTCAACAAAGACTGCATTGTCTTCGTCGTTTGACTTATTAGTATTGCCTGCGGCAGTTTCGAGCCACTTTGGTACGCTAGCTGCAGCGTCTGTTTTTCCCCATAGTGCCATTGTTATTCTCCTAATTTATTATTTTAAAACTTTATAAAGTTCATCAACTAATTCGGCTTTCTTTTTTCTTTTGTCAAGTTCAATACCTGCTTTACGACCTTCTGTCTCAAGGTCAGCTTTTGTTAGTTTACCTAACGCAGCTTTAGTAACCTTAGGACCTTTAGCAACAGCAGCCTTCTTTGGCTCCTTTACTGGGTCTACTTTAGCAGGAGTTTCATCTTTACAAAATAAGCCTTTAATCCAATCAATCAAAAACATAATTTACTCCTATTATATAATAGAATTAACTACCGCAATTACTGGCAGCTAATTTCTTTTTCTTTGGCTCAAGAGTATCTGAAGCTTCAGTATCCTCGGCCTTTTCGTTGTCTCCTTTCCAGTTCTTGTCTACGTAATCAAAGAATTCTTTTTTCTTCTCATCGCTTTCAAGTTCTGCTGGACTTTCGACTCCAAACTTTTTTAATGCTTTTTTGAAGAATTCTTGATATTCAGAATCTTCTTCGTTTTGTAAACGAGCCATAATCTTTTCTTCGATTTTGCTCTCGATAATTTCTTTCCAACTAGGCATTTTATTTTCCCCTGTGTATTGTTCTGGTAATGACTTTAAAAATTTCATTATATCTCTATTACTACCAAAGACACTCAATTCCATTCCTGTTGATGTCTTTTTAGTAAACGGATTAAGCTTTGCACTCTTGGCAAGCTTTAAAGCGTTTTTATAGCTCTTATCGTCCATATCAACTAATTTAAAACTTCCGTCAGCCATTCCTTATTCCTATTATTATATGTTCTATGTTTATTTATAACAGTTTCGTTATCCGAATCTGTAAATTATCAATGCCTTTAATCAAACGATGGTATTCACCTTCTTCGATCTTAAATCTTATTCCTGGTTCTAATAACAATGGTAAACAATTTTCTGGTTGAAATTGCCAACCATTTCCTGATATAACTTCAACCATGCGGTCTTCTTTATCTCTGTGCCAAACAAACTCTGCCTGATCTTCATTAATATCAAATGTACGAATATCACCAATATCCGTATATGGCTTACCAGAAATAACTACCACCTCCCTTGAGACCAAGTTCCTTTGCATACTTAGGTAATCGACAGGCCCAGTATCCTGCAGACATTTTATCTGTTTTAGTATCGCAATTGTGTCTGCTTGCGAAATTCTTAGCTGCGTCTCTATCATTGATTTTAGCAGTAAGCCCACCTTTCTCATCACCGAACTCAATCTTTTTGATATTACCTGTGTCAGGGTTTCTAACATAGACAACATACTTCTTATCTCCACTCGAACGTTTAGGTGTATTTAATTCTGGTTCTTCTTCCAATTCAATCATAGGGCTTTCTAAAGGAACAGTAACTCCTTCATATAATCCAAAGCCTTCATGTTTCCACTCTGTAAATTTTTTCATTAGTGATCCGATTTGTCGTTTCTATCTGTTTTGTTTGATAATATAAATCGTCTGTTTGGATTGACTGCAATTTTGAACTTAGTCATTAACTTTCTATTCACTAACATTTCTGATGCAGTATCTTTTAATGACAATGCGATTTCAGCAATATGTTTCTTGTTATTGAAAAAGATCTCATGTTCAACTACAGGTCTTGTATCAAATGGTTTTTGACCACGAGTTGGTTTTGAGACATATATTACTTCACTCTCAAACTTATAACCGTTCTTTTCCCAAAATACCTTTTTACCTTTTGTTTCCATTTTATCAACATGGAGCATACTTGCCTTTGCACTGTTACCAGAATCAAACTTTGCACGTACAGGATTCTTTTCCATACCTTTAAATATAATCGTTTCAATATAACCTGCTTCTTGTCTAAAGATTGGTCTTCTATTGACATCCTTAGAAAAGAATTGTATAATTGTCTCTACAACTTTCTTATCAGATACTTTACCTTGTTTCTCTTCTGTCCAAGGATCGTAACCTTCAAAGTGAGAACGAATACCTGGAGAACCATTTACTTCAATAATATAAGGATTACCTTTCTTATCAACAAAATGATCTACTCCACAATATACAGCTCCTGTTGCTCTTGCGGCTGCTTTAATTACTGCGATCTCTTTCTTTGATAAATCGTATGGTTCTGTTGTTGCACCTTGGTGAACATTGTTTCTAAAGTCTTTGTTATCTGGTGCTTGTATTCTTTCTGCTGCTGCAATAATTTTACCACCAACAAGTAGTGTACGAATATCTGATTTCATTTCAAAGAATTCTTGTATTAATAAATCAGCATCGTATTTCCATAACGATTGACATACACCTGTTAAAGATGACATACTATCAATCTTCATTACACCAACACCTTGAGTACCTTTTAGTGTTTTAACAATAACAGGGAACTTTCCACCAACTCGTTTATGAGCGTCTTCAATTGAATGTTCGTTGGGTATAGATGATGTTCTTGGAATCGGTATATTATTACGACCTAACAATAATGCGTTGGACATTTTGTTATCGCAAACTAACATAGATTCTAAATCATTAACAAGTAAGAAACCAATATCCTGTAGAGAAGATACGAATGCTTGAGAGGTAAGCGTTCCGATTGCACCTGCTCTTACAAATACAATTGAGTTATGAGTTTCTATTTCAATATCTTTATTCTTGCCGTCAATATTACGAATCTTTACAGTTCCAATATCAATATCGGAATCGGCAATCCATGCTTTTGATATATCAACGAAATCAAATTTAATATCTCTCTTAACAGAAACTTCTTCAACAATATCAGCAAAGGTTCCGTCACCATCTCCTGTACCTAAGACAACCACATGCAGTTCGTTATAAGGAACAACTTCTGCTTCTTCCTCGAGAGGGAGTGGGTTTCTTCTGTACTCAGATATAGATTTCATAATATTAAATTCAACTAATTTACTTCTTGCGCTTATTCGCAGGAAGGCTTGCGTCTAATGCAGCTTCAACTTCTTTATATTGCCTAATGTATTGCAT